ATTTAGAATCAATTTCAACTCGTTATACTTGCGAATGGAAAACACATATTCCAGAATTGTTACAATTCCATGGATTTGATGTTCATGTTGTAGAAGGAGATCAGTTTATTCCAGAAGCAACGACACCAGGTGCATTTTTAAACTTTGGTGGTACTAACATGTATAAAGCAAAACAAGTTTATTATTTATCATACTTGTTTACTAAAGGACATATTAAAGCGGGAGACCATATTATATTTACAGATGCATGGCACCCGGGTATTATCAATGTAAAATACATGAGTGAACTCCTAAATATTCCCGTCGTAACGCACGGACTTTGGCACGCGGGTTCATATGATCCAAATGATTTTTTAGGTCGTCTCGTAGGAGATAAACCATGGATTAGACACGCTGAGCAATCGATGATTGCGTCATATGATCATAATTGGGTTGCAACAACGGCTCATTTTGATTTAATTGATAAAACATATCATGTATTTCATGATCCAACTTTTAATAAAACAGGTTGGCCAATGGAATATACAAGAAGCATGATTGCTCCAACACCATGGCATAAAAAACAAAATATCATTGTGTTCCCGCATCGTGTTGCCCCGGAGAAACGTTTAGATTTATTTCAAGAATTAGCTGCTCGACCAGAATTGTCACATTATCAATTTTGTGTAGCAATGCAAATGAATTTAAATAAAGATGAATATCATGAATTGCTTCAAAGATCCAAATTTGCAGTTTCATTTGCAGATCAAGAAACATTAGGTATTTCCATGTATGAATCAGCTTGTGCTGGAGCATGTCCAATTGTTCCAAATCGTTTATCATATACAGAAATGTATGATCCATTGTTTAAACAAGCAGATAGCATCGACGAAGCAGTCGCAGCAATATTGAAATATGAACAACAAGATATGTCAGAAGCAATTGCACAAATGGCATTAAAATTACATAATAACTTTTTTTCGGCAACACACTTAATCAATAATTTAAAGGAATACAATGAGCGATAATAAAAGATTCATATACTTTCCATCTTTATCTGCAGGATCTATGGTATCTGCATTTAAGAAAGATATGAAGTTTACAAGCGGAGATCCAGTAAAGTTCTTTGATTCCCGATATCCAGAAAAATGGCGTCATCCATACTTCTTGATTACAGCGGGACATCATTACAAGAAAATGGATTTTCGTGATCAACTAGGATTAGAAAAAGATGTTTTAGTATTTGGTGACTCAGGAGGTTATCAGATTGCAACAGGAGCATTACCATATAGCAATGAATTACGCGAAAAGATTTTTCATTGGTTAGAAGCAAACAGCGATGTTGCTGCAAACTTAGATATCCCACCTAAGACAAAGTATCGAAATAAATTTGCAGAGTGTGCTGATATTAGTTATGATAACTTTGCTTATTTTGAAAAACATCAAAGTGGTAAGACTAAATTTCTTAACATGTTGCAAGGATCTAACACAGATGAATATACTTGGTGGTATCACAAGTTTAAGCATTTTGATTTCCAAGGATGGGCGATTGGTGGTCCGCAGAAATTAGTAGATTTCATGTTTGCGGTATCTTTGATGCTTAAAGAGCGTGAATTTGAAAATGAACGATTGGAATATGTTCACTTACTTGGTATTAGCAAGATATCTGATTTTTTCATTTTAGCAACATTGCAAAAATTGATGAATAAATTGACAAATAATAGAATCTATATAACAACGGATTCTAGTTCACCAGGTCAGTATCCAGTATTTGGAACATATCTTCATTCAACAAATTATAAATCACAAACATTCTCAGAATTATATTTTCCAAAGAATGCCGAATATCGTCGTCAAGCACATATTCGTCAGGGTAAAACGGGTGAAGTTGCAATTGACTTGAAACAATATGTGCCATGCGCATTAGGTTGTCCCGCTTGTGAAGATTTCACTTATGAATTATTAGGCGGTAAAACAGATGCAGGTTTAGATCGTTATTCACAAGAAGCTATGCCAAGAATGGTTGTGCATAATACACATCTATATGTGCAAGCAGCAAATGAAATCAATCAATTAGTTGACAGCCATGTTGAATTGTTGGAAACAATGATTCCGAAAGATTTATATGATGTAATTCTTTCTTTGCATGAAATGTTTGCAGACCCAGACAGTGCACCTCAAGTATACGAAAAATATATCAAAACATATAAAAAATTCGGTGGAAGTAGTATATCCACAACGGATGCAGAACAATTTAATAAATTCTTTACTTTTTAATTGGAATACAAAATGGAAAAAAGCAAGTTACAATCGTTTATCAATCGTTATTATTTAGCAGGAAACTGCGAAGCGGTTACATTAAAAGAACAAGATGGTGCAATTGGTTGCGAACTAATTGATATGGATCAAACCGTCGTAGGTAAAATTAAATGGAATACCACTCCTTTCATGAAAGGTATGTTAGGTATTAATCATACCGGAGCATTGATTAAAATGCTAGGAGCTGTAAATGAAAACATCAATATTGACGTAAAGGAAGCTGCTGGTAAGAATTATGCAATGAAAATTTCAGAAGGCTCAACTCAAGCAACTTTCATGTTGGCAGATACAACCGTTATTCCGGCGGTGCCTTCAATCAATGCAGAACCTGACTATGAAGTTACAATTCCGGTAAATGAAGAATTCATTAGCAAGTTCATCAAAGCAAAGAATGCATTACCTGATGCAAAGAATTTTGCAGTGCAAGTCGTAAATGGCAATGTTAAATTTATTATCAATTATTCAACCGTAAATGCAGATAATATTTCTTTTGAAGTAGGAACTACACCAGGCGCCGATATGGATCCAGTATGTTTCTCAGCAGATAAATTGAAAGAAGTATTGGTAGCAAACCGCGGTGATTCAGGAGAATTAAAAGTATCTCCAGATGGTTTAGCTCGTATTCAATTTACTGGTGCCGACTTTGAATCTACTTATTGGTTAGTAATGCTTCAGAATTAATATGATAGTAAAGATAGTAAACGAATCAAGCAATGCACTTCCTCAATTTGAAACTGGGGGAAGTGCTGGTGCTGATGTTAGAAGCAACCATAGCGTTACTATTCAGCCAGGTGGGATTGAATTAATTAAAACTGGTTTGTTTGTAGAAATACCATATGGTTATGAAATACAAGTTCGTCCTAGAAGTGGAATGGCATTAAAACATGGGGTCACGGTACTAAATTCTCCAGGTACTATTGATTCTGATTATCGTGGCGAGGTTGGTGTTATTTTAATTAATCATAGCACCAAACCATTTGATATCAATGTAGGAGACCGAATTGCACAATTGGTACTTGCAAAAGTAGAAAACATACATTGGCAAGCAGTAGGTAACTTAGATTCTAGCACAAAACGAGGAGAAAAAGGTTTCGGATCAACAGGTAAATAATAAATTATGTTTGGACAACAAGAAAACACACTTTGGGTTGAATCATTTCGCCCTGACACATTAGAAGGTTATATTGGCAATGAGCATATCATTGAAAAAGTTAAAATTTTTATCGAAAATGGAGATGTACCGCATTTGTTATTTTACGGATCAGCAGGTACTGGCAAAACAACATTGGCCAAGATTATTGCAAATAGTGTTGATGCTGATTTAATGTATATTAATGCATCAGATGAAAACTCAGTAGATGCAGTACGTGATAAGATTAAGCGTTATGCATCAACGGTAGGATTTAAGCGTTGGAAAATCATTATTTTGGATGAGGCAGATTATCTTACACCAAATGCTCAAGCAGCATTGCGTAACCTAATGGAAACATACAGCAAAACAACACGCTTCATTTTAACATGTAATTATGTTGAAAAGATTATTGATCCAATTCAATCTCGTTGTCAAACATTTGCAATCACACCTCCAGGCAAACCAGATGTAGCTAAACGATTAGTTGCAGTTTTGAATGAAAAAGGTGTTGAATATGATATCAAAGATGTTGCAGCAATTATCAATGCATCATATCCAGATATTCGTCGAGCACTTAATGCAGCACAGGCATCAGTTGTTAATGGAAAATTGCAATTAGATAAAGCAAGTGCTATTCAAGCAAATTATATGACTGAAATTTTGGAAATATTGAAAAATGCCAAAGACAAAAAAGCATCTTTCATAAAAATTCGTCAAATTGTTGCAGATAGCAAAGTAAAAGATTTTACGCCATTATATACATTCTTGTATGATAATTTGGATGAGTTTGCAACAGGACATGTTGCTCCTTGCATTTTGATTATTGCAGAATCTCAATTCAAAGATGCATCAGTTGTAGACAAAGAAATCAACATAATGGCAATGTTTGTAAATATTCTTGGGGAAATCTAATGTCAATATCATATCACAAAGATTTAGTTACTGTTGTGTTTAAGACTTCTAATCGAAGCAATGCAAACACAAAAATAAAATCATATCGAAATAAATCTATAGATGATATTTTAGATGCAAAGAAGCTAGTAGGAATACCAGATAAGGCAGTTATACTAGAAATAGGAATGGGTGAACAATTAGAACAACAATATCGTAAAAAATACAATCTATAATGGCAGAAGAAAAACGTAAAGCAGCTACAATGTTTGATTTCATTGATGGGGTAACTCATAAAAAGAAAGAATGGTCAAAATGGTCTGACATGGATCAAAAAGCATTCAGTCCTTACATGATAAATCGATTCTTATCAATGCGAATGGAATTAACGGAATTGATTAATGAATTTCAGACATATACAATTGGATTACTTCGTCCGCAAGAGACATATAAATTGTATTATGAATTACTGCCAAATAACAAGGCATTTGCAAAATACATAAAAGGCAAAAGCGAGGATAAGTTTGATAAAGAATTAGTTGCACAAATTGCTGAGCATTATCAAGTAAGCAAATCTGAAGCATCAGATTATGTTGAATTAATGGATAAAACAAGTTGCGAACGCATTTTAACAATGTACGGATATAGCGAAGGCGACAAAAAGAAAATGTTGAAAGGAATCAAATGAGCGTAAATACGCAATCACATTACAAAGGCAAGGATAGCCTTTATAAATTTGCAGAAGAGTGGGGTTTGAATACATATGAATTTGACATCATTAAACGCATTGTAAGATGTCGGCATAAAGGCACCTTTGAACAAGATCTAAACAAGACAAAAGATCTTATTGACATTTATTTAAAAGAACAGTCAAAATAATATTTTTTTTTTGAGTGATATTTATATTAAATTTTTAAAGGTAATAATGAAAAAATTAGAAAATATCTTAGCAGAAAATATGCGTCGTTTTAATACGAAGAATTTGTCTGAACAACAATTGGATATGTTTGATAAGCAAGACGGAGAATATTTACATAATCGTCCAGAATATAGCAATGAAATTTCATATGAAGATTTGGCATCTGATATGGAATTAGCTATACGAACAAAAAATGGAAAAGAAGCAATTAAAGTTGCGCAAAATCTATTAAAATACATAACTGTTGATGTATATGAAAAATTAAAATGGAGTCAAGAACGTGCTGCAAAAAACCCGGATAATGACATCTATGGGTCACATATAAGCATCGTGAAAGATGAAATTAATAGTATACAGAAAGTAAATCAAGATGTAATTAAAAATGTAATTGGCGTACTTAAAGCTGATCCAAGTAATGTGCCAGCAATGCAAATGATAGCTGATATTATCAAAGATCTTTGGAGCTCTGTAGATCATTAGCTAATAATTTTTTAAATAACAACAATTCCGATTATCGTGTTAATAAAAAAATTAGTCAAAATAAAGAAGGCGAAATTGAATGGAAAATATCTTATCAGAAAATATGCGCCGGTTTAAAACAAAAAATTTAAACGAAGACAAATCTGAGGAATTTACTATCAGTGATTGGGATATTGCTAACAACCCTGAGGAATATTTAGGCGACGAAAATTTAGTAGACGATTGGCTATCTTTATTTGATGGTTTAGATGGGTTAGCTGATAGATATAAATACAAAACACCTGATGATGTTCCAGAACATGTATATATATCATTAGCTAATAATTTTTTAAATAACAACAATTCCGATTATCGTGTTAATAAAAAAATTAGTCAAAATAAAGAAGGCGAAATTGAATGGAAAATGCGCCGAGTTAGAGCACCAAAATGGGATAACCCAGAAGATGGTTCTCCAAAGAAAAAAATTAGTTATACTTCGCCAAATGCAACTTTAGACTATGAGTTTCGTATGTCGCCGAGTTTTATGCGAAAATTTGCCTTTAAAATTTTTAAAGAAAATGGTATTGATGCATCTCAAATAACACAACAACATTTACAAACTTTCCAACGAATGATTATGTATTCATATAAAGTAAAATTAACAAAAGAATTAGCAGATAAAATTGATAAAGAGTTACGTAAAATAGATCTTGGCCATACGGCAGAAAATTATTTTGATAATGAGCTATATTATTTTAGCATGACAAAAGTTTAAACTTTAATAAAATTCATAAAGGAAGCTCGGCAGAAATGTCGAGCTTTTTTTGTGTTCTTGAATTATTTTTCTTATATTAATAGTATGAAACAAGGATCTTATATTGCACCAATTTACCGTTTATCACTACGAGACCCAGATACAGTGCCTAGAAAAATATCTTATTCACAATGGTCAATGTATGAGCGATGTCCTATGTCTTGGAAACTTGCCTACATTGATGGGTTAGCTCCATTCCAAGCATCCATTGACACAACGTTTGGTACTGCCTTCCACGAGACATTTCAATACTTCCTTACAGTAATGTATACAGAATCTGTAAAGAAAGCAGAGAATTTAGATTTTCGTAGCATATTGCAAAACAAGCTTCGAGAAGAATATGTTAAGTGTGTAACTGAAATGGGCGGAGAACATTTCTCTAATCCATTGCAATTAGCAGAATATCTTGAAGATGGTGTAGCTATATTGGAATGGTTTAAGAAACGACGTGCACAATATTTTTCTAGCAAGAATTGGGAATTAGTAGGAATTGAATTGGATTTATGCACCCAGGCATCTGAAAAGAATCCTTCCGTATATTGGTATGGCTTCATTGATGTAGTAATGCGTAATACGGCAACCAATCATATTGTTTTATTTGATATTAAAACATCTAGAGCAGGTTGGAATAAATATCAAAAAGCAGATAGCTTAAAGGCAGCCCAATTAGTTGCTTACAAGAATTATTTTTCAAAACAATTTGGAACACCTGTCGATCATATTGATGTTGAATTCTTCATTGTGAAACGTAAGCTTGTTGAAGAATCAATGTTTCCGCAAAAGCGAATCCAAAATTATCGTCCATCATCTGGATCGGTTACCCAACGCAAAGTGCAGAAACAAATTGATGCATTTGTTGAAAAATGTTTCGATGCAGAAGGCAATAAAAATGCTGAAGCTTCATATATGGCAATATCAGGCAAAGGCGATAAGAATTGCAAATATTGTCCATTCAAAACAGATTATGCAAATTGTCCTAAAGAAAATAGGATTCGCGAATAAATTTTCATATAATATAGTATGTTTCAGCACAAGCACGTATATGTTTATCAATTTGAAATGAAGAACCACCCAACGTGGCCTGGTACACATTTCACTACTCAAGAATATACGTTGTGTACTAACCATGACGATCCTAATGGTAAAGCAAATAAAAAATTGTTAGAAGAAGCACTCCGAACAGTTTATGGTCATATGCCAAAGGGCGTTAAATTTTCATACGAAAAAATATGAAACGAGTAGCAGTTATAGGAAATACCAATTGGCAGAATAAACGCAAAGTACAAGAGACTTTGCAAAGATTGAAACAACAGTTTGGTGACGAATTAGTTGTAGTAGGCGCCGGAGGCAATGAAGGTGCAAATCATATGATTAAAAAATATGCAATTGAGTTTGGTTTGCAATATGAAGAATTCAATCCTTCATTTTCAGGATACAATATGTATTCAGCAATGCCAGAAACTTATTACGGCAAAGCATATCATTTTTCACAATTACATCATCGCATGAAATTGATTGCACAACGTTGTGATTACATGATGATTTTAAACAATGAATCTAAATTAGACCCAGTGCTTCAAACAGCATATAACAATGTTAAAAAGCTCGAAAAACCGGTGGTTATATTAGGTTAGCGTATATTTATAATAAAGTTATAAAAAGGAATAAATGGAATTACCAAAGTTACAAAAAATTGATCCGAACAAACCTAAAAAGAAAAAAATTCTGTTATTAGCAGATGATTTTCGTTTACCATCTGGCATTGGAACGATTAGCAAAGAAATCATTTACAACACCGTTCATCATTATGATTGGGTACAATTGGGTGCTGCACTACAACATCCAGAACATGGAAAAGGTATGGATTTATCTCAACATGTTGCTCAAGAAACTGGAGTAGCAGATGCCGATGTTAAATTGATTCCATGGTCAGGCTATGGAGACCGCAATGTTTTATTTGCAATTCTTAATCAAGAACAACCAGATGCAATTTTTCATTTCACTGATCCTCGTTATTGGACTTGGTTGTATGCATTAGAGCATGAGATTAAAACTACTTATAATATTCCATTAGTTTATTACTCTATTTGGGATGATTTACCTTATCCGATGTGGAATGCACCGTTTTACGGTAGTTGCGATTTAATTATGGGAATTAGTAAGCAATCTGATAATATCCACAGAGAAGTGCTTAAACAGAACGGATTTGGTGTTGTAGATTATGACGACGGCGCTGTTCCTGTAAATGTCAAATGGAATGATGTAATTACAGGATATGTGCCCCATGGTTTAAATCATAATAAATTCAAACCAATTACAATGGATGATGAATTATATAAAAAAATGCATGATCGATTCAAAAAAGAAAATGATATCGAGTTCATGGTATTTTGGAATAATCGTAATATCCGAAGAAAACAACCAGGTGATGTTATTTTAGCATTTAAAACATTTGTTGATGCATTACCAGACGATCAAAAGCATACAGTTGGTTTAGTAATGCATACGCAACCAATTGACGATAATGGTACGGATTTAATTGCAGTAAGAGATGCAGTAGCGCCTGATTGTAAAATAATCTTTTCAGAACAGAAATTAACACCAGAAGAACTCAATGCATTGTATAATGTATCAGATGTTGTTGTCAATATTGGTAGCAACGAAGGTTGGGGTTTAAGTTCAACAGAAGCAATCTTAGCTTGTACGCCAATCATTAACAATGTCACCGGTGGTTTGCAAGATCAATGCGGTTTTGAAGATGAAGAAGGCAATTGGATTCGTTTCGATGGAGAATTTGCAACCAACCACGCAGGTCGATTCACAAAACATGGTTGGTGGGCTAAACCAGTATTTCCAAGTAACAGATCACTTCAAGGTTCTCCGCAAACGCCATATATCTTCGATGATCGAGTACGATTTGAAGATGTAGCTGATGCAATTCGTTATTGGTATGATTTACCGTTTGCAACTAGATTCACATACGGGTTAATTGGCCGAGAATGGGCATTGCAAAATGGGTTAACTGCAGAACAAATGGGTGCAAAAATGATTCATATGATTGATTATTTATTTAGCATTAACAAAGAATCAAGACCAACATATACATTTGCTCCAATTGAAGATACAAAATACGAAAACATAGGAATTGTAAAATAATGAGAAAATTAGTTATAGCATCGCCAGTAGCGACACAATCAGGTTATGGACATCATGCACGAGAAATTATTTCTCAATTGATAGAACAAAGAGGTTCAGAATGGGACGTAAAGTTGGTTTCATTGCCATGGGGTCATACTCCATTCACATATCCAATATCCGATGATTTAAAATCTAGAATCATCCCGTTGCCATTGCAAGAACAACCAGATATCTGGATACAAGTGACGGTACCAAATGAATTTCAACCGGTAGGTAAATTGAATATCGGAATCACTGCAGGAACTGAAGGAGATATTTGCCCAGAAGGTTGGATTGACAATTTAAATTCAATGCAATTGGTAATTGTCCCTACAGAATTCACAAAACAAGTTTTCTTAGATACTGCAAAAAATCATGGCAAATTTATTTCAACACCAATTGAAGTAATTCCAGAATATTTTGATGAAACTGTATATACAGGACAATATGAAATTTCATTACCTGAATTAGATTCAATTTCAGAATCATTTGCATTTTTGACAGTAGGCCATTGGTTGCAAGGATCATTGGGCGAAGATCGTAAAAATATCAGTGGAACCATTTATTCATTTTTTGATGCATTTAAAAATCAAAAAAATCAACCTGTATTGATATTAAAAACAAGTGGCGCTACATATTCAATTACAGATCGAATGGATATTGAAAAGAAAATACTACAAGTTAAAAATCTTTTCAAAAAAACAGATCGATTACCTAAAGTGTATTTATTACACGGAGAATTAACTGATAAACAAATGAATTCATTATATGCACATCCTAAAGTTAAGGCAATGTATTCTTTAACAAAATCAGAAGGATTTGGAAGGCCGTTATTGGAATTTGCAACAACATCTAAACCAATAATTGCACCATATCATTCTGGTCCTGTTGATTTTCTTAAACAAGATTTTATCTGCGAAGTTAAAGGAGGTTTAACCAACATCCATCCCTCAGCTCAAAATGAATTTTTAATTGGAGATGCAAAATGGTTTACTCCAGATTATAAGTATGCAATGGAATGTTTACGAGATGTACAAAAGAATTATAAAAAATGGCTTGAATTAGCAAAACGTCAACGTTTCTTTGCAAAAAGCAATTTTAATAAAGATGCCGTAACTAAGGTATATGGGAAGGTATTAGCTAAAGTTGATAACTTAGTTGATAACTTACCTAAACCAGTTCAATTAAAATTACCAACCCTTAAAAAATTAGAATTACCTAAATTGAAAAAGGTTTGATTTTAATTAAAAATTTTATATTATAACGTATGAAAATAAGTTATGCCATTACGGTATGTAATGAATTTTTAGAAATTCAACGACTGCTAACTTTCCTATTAGAAAACAAACGATTACAAGATGAGATCGTTATTCAAATGGATTTGTCTTTAGATGATTTAAACACACAACCTGAAGATAAAAATCAAGTATTTGCTTATATTATGAAACACCAAGAGCAAGGTCATTGTCGTGTTATATTTAACCCATTAAACCGTGACTTTGCTTCATTTAAAAATCATTTAACCAATCAATGCAATGGTGATTATATTTTTCAAATCGATGCTGATGAAATCCCACACGAAAAACTTTTAGAAGTACTTCCAGAAATATTAGAAGAAAATTTTGATTGTGAAGTATTCTTAGTACCTCGAGTTAATACAGTAGAAGGTTTAACTCAAGACTATATTGCAAAATGGGGATGGAATGTTAACGAACAAGGATGGGTAAATTGGCCTGATAATCAGTGGCGAATTTGGAAAAATAAGCCAGAAATTAAATGGATTAATAAAGTTCATGAACGATTAGATGGATATAAAGTATGGAGTGTATTACCAGAAATGGAAGAACTTGCATTATATCATCCAAAGACTATTGAAAAACAAGTAAAACAAAACAATTTATACGATACAATTTAATATGGAAGAAATCTTAAAATTAGTAGCAGAGTACATTTTAGAAAAAGACTCTAAAAAAGAATGGGTAGCAGGAAGAGATTTAGTACAATATGCAGGTAACTATTTCGATGAAAAGGAATATGTTGCTGCAGTTAAAACCTTGTTAGGAGGTTGGTTAGTTTTAAATCAAGAAGGTATTCGTTTTGAATCTAGATTTCCAAAAAGATTAGGAAAAAAATTAGGTATTTTAACGAATAGTGGTTCTAGTGCTAATTTGTTGATGTTAGCAGCATTAACATCGAAGCGAGGTATGAATTTACCCAAAGGCACTAAAGTATTAACACCTATTGCGGGATTTCCGACTACAATCAATCCGATATTACAATTAGGATTCACTCCAGTATTTGTTGATATTGAATTAGAATCATTGAATTTAGATTTAGACCAAGTAGAGCAAAAATTAAAAGAAGATCCAGAAATTAAAGTAATTACATTCGCACACGTATTAGGTAATCCACCTAATATGGATCGTTTAATGGAATTGATTGAAAAATATAACTTGATTTTGCTTGAAGATTGTTGCGATGCTTTAGGTTCAACATATAAAGGCCAAATGTTAGGATCATTTGGCAAAATGGCAAGTTGCTCATTCTATCCAGCACATCATATCACAATGGGAGAAGGCGGGTTTGTAGCATGTAACGATATGGAAACGGAACGAATCCTAAGAAGTTTTAGAGATTGGGGTCGAGGATGTTATTGTATTGGTAAACAAAATCAACTTGAATGTGGTATGTGTAATCAACGATTTAATAATTGGTTACCGGCTCTACCAGATGACGTATTTGATCACAAGTATGTGTATGAAGAAATTGGTTATAATTTAAAGCCAATTGAATTGCAAGCTGCCATGGCATTTATCCAAATGCAAAAGCTAGAAGAAATTGGACAAATTCGTCGTAAAAATCACAAATTAATTACTTCAATTTTTGAAAAATATAGCGAATATTTTATTTTGCCAAAAGCAATGGAACATTCAGATCCAGATTGGTTTGCAGTAGCATTAACAGTAAAAGATGGTGCTAGCTTCAGTCGTGCTGATTTTTGTCAATTCTTAGAATCAAATAAAATTCAAACACGTCCTTACTTTGCTGGTAACATTATGTTGCAACCAGCATATGAAGGAATCATGGATGCAGAGCAAGTTATTAAAGATTTTCCAGTAGCAAGAAAAGTAACAACAGATACATTCTTCTTAGGTTGTAGTCCTGTGATTACCGAAGAACAAATTGAATATATTGGAACGATCGTTGATAAGTTTTTTAGTGAGTTGAAATGAAAAGATTAGTAACGGGTGGTACTGGATTAGTTGGATCAGCAATTATAGCTGATGTTAAAGTTGGACGAAATTATGATCTAACTAATCCATTAATTTGTGATTCAATGTTTAATGAACACAAACCAACTCAAGTAATCCATTGTGCAGCAAAAGTTGGCGGACTAGGTGGCAACATGCATTATAAAGGTGAATATTTCCGAGATAATATCATGATAAATACTAATGTTATCGAATCTGCAAGAAAAGTGGGCGTTACTAATTTAGTTTCATTTTTATCTACGTGTATATTTCCTGATGATATTGAATATCCATTAACAGAGAAAAAAATACATTTAGGCGAACCTCATTTTTCAAATTATCCATATGCTTATGCAAAACGAATGGCAGACATTCAAATTAGAGCATATCGAGAACAATATGGCGTAAAATATACATCAGTAATTCCGTGTAACATATATGGCCCAAATGATAACTTTTCGTTAGAACATGGCCATGTAATTCCTATGTTAATGCATAAATTATACTTAGCTCAACAACATAATGAAGATTTTGTTGTATGGGGTTCTGGTAAACCTTTGCGAGAATTTATCTTTTCAAAAGATGTTGCAAAATTAGCAGAATGGGCTTTGGATAGTTATGATGAATCAGAGCCAATCATATTTAGTACTTCAAATGAGATTAGTATTATGGATTTGGTAGATTTATTAGTAAAGGAATTTGAATTCAAAGGAAAAGTTATATTTGACAATTCCAAACCCGATGGTCAATTCAGAAAACCATCAGATAATAGCAAATTAAAATCATACCTTCCAGATTTTGCATTTACGCGTATAGAAGATGGTATTAAAGAAACAGTAAAATGGTTTAAGGACAATTATGACACAGCGAGAAAATAAAGTAGCACTCATTACGGGTATTAATGGACAAGATGGGTCATATCTATCTGAATTTTTATTAGATAAAGGATATGAAGTACATGGCATTTTAAAAAGAAATTCAGTATCGGAAAATCAAACGGCACGATTAGATAAAGTATATTCTAGATTGAAATTACATTATGCTGATATGTCAGATTTATCATCACTGATACGAGTTATTCAAGAAATACAACCTGATGAAATTTATAATTTAGCAGCACAGTCTCATGTAAGAATTAGTTTTGATCAACCATTATATACAGCAAATATAACAGGTTTAGGAGCATTGAATCTATTAGAGGCAGTTAAGTTAGCAAAGCCAGATTGTAAAATTTATCAAGCATCATCATCAGAAATGTTTGGTAATACAATCGATGAAGATGGCTATCAAAGAGAAACAACTTCAATGAATCCAGTATCGCCATATGGTTGTGCTAAGGTATTTGCATACAACATAAGTAGAAACTACCGCAATTCATATGATATGTTTGTATCTAATGGCATCTTATTCAATCATGAATCTCCTAGACGCGGAACAAATTTTGTAACAAATAAAGTAGTAAAAGAAGCCGTAAAAATTAAATTAGGGCTGTCTAATGAACTTCGTTTAGGTAATTTAAGTGCTACACGAGATTGGGGACACGCTAAAGATTATGTACGTGCAATGTGGATGATTTTGCAATTAGATAAACCAGATGATTTTGTTTGTTCAACAGGCATTTCTCATTCAGTACAAAATCTTTGTGAATATGTATTTTCTAAATTAGATTTAAATTGGAGAGAATATATAAAGGCTGATTCTAAATTCTTTAGACCAGAAGAGTTACACGATCTTAAAGGAGATTGCACTAAATTAAAAACAGCAACCGGGTGGGAACCTGATTATACATTTGAAACTATGCTTGACGAAATGATTGCATATTGGATGGAGTTTTATAAATGAAAATAGCATTTTTAACAGAAATGGGATTTGAAGGAAAGATTCCTGCAGATCATCTAAATATGCGTACGGAGTTTGCGTGGATGCACGCATTAGATGCAGATCATCACAATATTCGTGGATACAAAACAATCTCAGGATATGATCATGTGTTTGTGATATTCCCAAAAGGAAAAACATTTTTATCTGCAGAAGGATCTGTATTAATACAAAATGCAACGAATCCAGTTTCTGATTTATTAGATGCTGATATTATATTAGATCTTAAAAAATTAAATCGTCAAGTTCATTATGTACAAGAAGGCCCGCATTGGTGGTTTAATGATTATGAAATTGCAGATCAAATTAATTTTTTTAATATGCTGCAACATGTAGATTCAATTTATGCACACAATGAATCAGATGTTGCATATTATCAAGGATTATGCAAAGATACCATAGTTAATGTTATTCCGACATTGATGATTGATACAATGATTAAAGATATAAAATGGCAACCTCAAGAAAAGGTTATTATCGGCGGCAATTTTGCTAGATGGTATGGCGGAATGGAAAGCTATGTAGTTGCATCGGAATTTAATGTACCAATTTGGGGTCAAACGTCACATGCAACAAGAAATGAAGAATGGCATTTAATAGAACATTTACCTAGAGTGATGTGGAATGAATGGATTCAACAATTAAGTACATTTAAATATGCAGTCCATTTAATGCCAACGGTAGCAGCCGGCACATTTAGTTTAAATTGTGCATATTTAGGAATTCCATGTATTGGTAATGAATTAGTTGATACGCAAAACTTATGTCATCCAGATTTAGCAGTAGATATCAATGATTTAGTAAAAGCCCGGCGATTAGCAGAACGTTTACGAGATGATGACGATTTTTACAAACAATGTAGTCAAACTGCTTTAGATAATTACAAACAACATTATAATCTAGAAACATGGAAAAGCATAATAAATTTAAAATAATAACACCTTCATATAATAACGAAGAATGGGTTGAGTTTAATATTGCCAGTATATTAAATCAAACATATACTAATTATGAAGTTTTATATCTATGTGATGCATCTACCGATAAAACATTTGAACGAGTTACTGAATTAGTAGGAGATAATCCTAAATTCAAACTTATCAATAGATCTGAGAATAAAGGTGCAATGTATAACTATTCTCATGAACTAGAAGAATTTTTAGCCGATGATGATAGTATCATGATTCATCTAGATGGCGATGATTGGTTGTATGACGAAACGGTCTTAGAAAAATTTAATCAATATTATAATGAACATGATTGTTGGATGACATATGGTGGCTTTATCGTATGGAATGGATTTGATGATGAACCAACGTTGCCATATCCACAATCAACACCATTTCCAGATTTTATACATCAACATAAATTATATCGACAAGATCATTGGAGAGCAAGTCATTTACGTACATATCGATCCTTTTTATATAAAGCAATCAATATGAATGATTTTGTTTCTAAATTAGATGATAAGCTATATTGGCACGCTGCTGACTTAGCAATGCAATATCCATGTTTAGAAATGTGTACTCCAGATAAGATTGGGTTAATTGATTTTTATGCGTGTGTATATAATCATAGCAAAGCTAATCAAACTAGAACACATGAACGTGAAAGTATTGATAATAGTAAATATGAATTTGAAATTCGCAACAAGAAACATTATAAACAAGGATTAAGTGGAGAAACATTGCCGCAAGTAAATGTTATTGGCGACTTCCGAGAAAGAAATAGTATACCTAAAACATTTTCATATACATATGGATTATCTGATGGCGAATTTGATATGACGTTGATTCAGGATATGGATATCATTAAATTTGTAAATGGTGAGATACCTATTAACAGAGGTAAAATCGTTGCTGATATTCATGAAGCTCCGCATTTGTTGCAGCAACATGAAGTATATGATATAGTGAAACAAAATGCTGATAAATTTGATAGAATTTTAACATTTGATTCAGAATTATTAAAATTGCCTAATGCAGTATTTAGAAATGGTGGATATGAAGCAGTTTTAAATAAAAGTGTACATTCACAAGAATATCCATTATTGCAAGATGAGTCTTTATATAAAATTTATGATAAAACAAAATTAATATCATTTATTACATCAAATAAAGTAATAACTAAAGGACATCAATTCCGAGTAAATTGTGCACAGACATTAATGTCAAAATCAGTTCCGATTGATTTCTATGGTCGTGGTATTAAAGATATTGTAGGTAAAATTGATGGATTACAAGATTATAGATTTTCAGTTACGATAGAGAATGGTAAATATGATAATTATTTTACAGAAAAGATATTAGATTGTTTCCTGACAGGTACTATTCCAATTTATAATGGTTGTGATAACATTTCAGAATTTTTTGATACGAATGGTATTATAACATTTAATACAGTTAATGAATTACATGATATCGTTGTCTCGTTAACAGACTCTGATTATGAATCTCGAAAAGACGCAATCCAACGGAATTTTGAATTAGCAAAACAATATGCTTATAACAATGATCAATTGTTTGATAAATTCCTTAAGGATTTAATTTGATTTTAAAGAAAAATTTATTATATTAAATAAACATGTATAGATTATTACACCCAACACAACACAACTCAGGAATGTTTGCATTTATATGGCAAACTATTAGAGCAATGTATCATTATCCTGATGACGAATATTATATTTGGTTTGGAAAAGAATCATGTTATTTTGATGAAGAAATGTATAAACAACAAGGTATTGATAATGTTTGGGATTATTATTTTAAACAACCTCATATCAATACAATGCCAACAAGCATAAGTTCTGAAGTTGGATTATTACATGATGAATGGAGTGAGTTCCGAGATATATATTTAACGCCAGAAGTTTACGCCCAACGTAGAATTGAATATCACAACATAATTCAAAAACATGTTGAATTGTTACCACACGTTCAACAAAAGATAGATGATTTTTATAAATCAAATTTTGAAAATAAACGTATATTAGGAATACATTGTAGGGGAACAGATCATCCAGATAAACAAGATATGCAATATTATGTTGATAAAATTGCAATGTATATTGATGATTATGATTATCTATTTATTGCATCTGATGAACAATATCGTGTTGATTATATAAAACAAGCATTTGGCGATAAAGTTATAGAATATGATGTTACATTTAGAAGTACTTCAGATTCGCCATTACATTATCATAACTCAATGCAATGTAGTAAATATTATGTCGGTGAGGATGTAATTATTGAAGCATACTTATTAGCTAAAACTAATATGTTGTTATGTTGCACCAATTCCAATGTAAACTATTTCGCTCGAGCATTAAATTTAGAAATACCATATAAACTACTTTAATTATGATACAAATCAATTTATTTACATGTGCCGGCAAAGAAAGCCGGTTACCAATGACAAAAGCAGCAATTCATGAATTTTCTATGATGAAGGATGAAAACAAAAAGGATATTGAACTTTTTATTTATCACAATCATGAACAAGAAGAATTATGGGAAAGTATAGCCCAATCAGTATTAGAAAGCGGAATTAGCGTAGTTTTAGCTAGTATGCCAAAAGACGACTATATTGATAAAGTTCGTTTAGCACACCAATCTACGGCAGAATATTGTTGTAAATGGGATGATGATGTATTCATTAGTCGTCACGTATGGGATTACATGTTAGAAAATATTGACATTTTAAATGATCCTAAAATATCAATGTTAACACCGACGTTATCAAACGGAATGCCTTCGGTAGAAATGTTTATTGAAGATTTCTTAAATGAAGAACAAACAAAACAAGCACATGATATATTTCTTAAAGATAATATCGAAGCAGGAATATTTGGTTGTAATTTTGAACCATTGTATAATTACATTAAAAATTCTACAACATGGAATGGTAAGGAATATTGGGAACTAGTAGCACAAATTAATCCAACTGATAATAGAATTGGATTACCATGGTTTTATACTATTGTAAAAGGAATACATCCTGCTAGATTCTCATATGATTTTAACATGTTCTTAGCAAAACACGCTGTAAATAATAAATCGGCATTATTAGACAAACAAGATTATTATTTAGATACAACATATCCTACCCCATACTTATGTGATAACTTATTCTTTTCCAAAACAGAATTTTATGTTAAGTCTCAAGAATTATTCTTTGATCATTGGGATGAAGGACAAGTTAACATGTTATCGCAGCAACGAGGACAAACACCAGCATTTGTTAGAAATTGTTACGGCATTCAGCCAGCATATGGGTGTACAAAAGGACAACAAGAAATTGAAGAATATTACATTAAAAATTTATTCGAAAAACTAGTATGATTGATTTAAGTAATATAGATTTAATTTCAGTTAATTGCGTTGACCCTGAAAATTCAGTACGTGCACTATTGCATAGTTCTAAAGATATAAAATTTGGATCGCTTAAGTTACTTGCACATTATAAACCAAGCAATATAACAGATAACATTGAATTCATAGAAATACCAAAACAGACACATCAAACAATGAATTGGTTTCATTTAAATGAATTGCCAAAATATATTGACAACGAATTCATGTTATCAATACACGCAGATGGTTTTGTTATTAATGCAGACAAATGGCAACCGGAATTCTTAGAATATGATTATATCGGAGCTCCATGGCCTGCATTAGATTGGTGTAGTAAAAATCGAGTAGGAAATGGTGGGTTTGTATTAAAAAGTAAAAAATTTATGAATGTTGAACAAACATTGCCAAATACCAATGCTCATAATGATGTTTTAGTAACAAATACATATTTTGATTATTTTACATATCACGGATGCAAATATGCACCAGTAGAAGTAGCAGCAAAGTTTTCATTAGAACACGCAGTCCCAGAATGTGAATATGATTTAAAAAATACATTTGGCTTCCATGGAAAATTACATGAACAAGCATTAAATAAAATTAAATTATTGGAGAATTATGATTGATCTATCAAATGTAACATTATTGTCAATAAACACCCAC